TTACGAGGAAGAAAATAAGTGTGATACTTGGTTAGGGTTTCGTAATTCATCAAACGAGGACAAGTCAATAATAAAACCAAAAGCCGAGTGGGAAAGAGATAAAATCTGGGTGATTGGTACAAGTTATTGCCATACAAGACAGTTCAAAGTTGATGAAACAACTTTTAAAATCTTTAAAGAGTTTAACAAAGTTAGAGATGATGTTGCACTAATGCACTCAAAACTTTTTGAATACGTTGAAGAAAAAATGAAAAAGTTGCGACTTGGTTTAAAATCTTACAGATTTTTTGACCAAGCAAAAGCACTAGCTGATAAGTTAGGGATAGCATTAAACGAAAGCATACTAAATGAAAGTTCTAGTATGGCACTTTCAGTTTATAGCCCTGAAAATTTGGCAAGTCTTTTAGAGGACAAAGTTGAACAAACAAGAGAGGAAAAAATAGCAATAGCAAAAAGACTATTGCAAGAACAAGCAAGTATAAATTAATACTTGACAACCCTATCCTACTTATTGTAGGATAGGGTATAACGAAAGGAATACAGATGAAAACATTTTACATAACTTACTATGCAAACAAGCATAAGAAACACATAACAAGGCAAGGCAAACATGACGAGAAGTCTAGATTTGGTGTTGCTAAAGATGGAACTGCTTACTATGTTTATTATGATTTAGATAGTCATGGATATAGAACGGCAAGTGGTAATTGGAAAGTGAGGTACTAATGTATAATTGGTGTCATGGTCCGAATTGCCATAAACGACAAACAACGACTAGGGTAAGAGGTGTCAAGGGCAATAAGGTTTTAAGAACACGTAAAATACCTTATAATTCTCATTATGAAAATTACTATACACCTTATAAATATTTTTGCGACCAGACTTGTTTGCATGACTTTTTAAGCAAACATATAGAGGAGTTTGTCCGGTTACACCCAAGGACCGAGTGCCTTGAAACTCCGGTCACAGTTGAAAAGAAATCATATGAAAACCAATATTATAATTATAATAAGTGGAATATAGAGGTTGACGAAAGTAGAAATACAGGATAATATAGGACCATAACGAAAGGATAAAATGTTTAAAATAATTGACGATGTAAAAAACGAGCCGACACTTAAAGAGGCGCAAAAGTTTGTAGGTGGTTATGTTGAGGGTATCACCTTCCCTAACGGTGATTATCTTATAATCAATGAGGAAGGTAAGTTACAAAACTTGCCTTTGAATGTTGAGGCAACTAACCTTTGGAGATCTACATTTACAAAAGATAAGTACATGACAGGTTACGACGACTTTGTTGTTGGTCCTGCTATCCTTATAAAAAAAGACGCGCAAAAGATCTGGGCGTCTTAATCATATGAACACCCCTGGCGCTAACGCGCCAGGGGTCCCGAACCAAATCCAAAAATCCAAATAAACTTTGACCCTATCCCCCCTTTTGTACAAAAGGGGTCCCACTACTGTCGGTTGTATTGCAAGATTTACACATTCGTGTATACTGAAAACATATTGGTACCATGGACTTGAATAAGGTAAATATAGAAAAATTACCTGCGGATGTCAGGAAGACCTTCAAAAAACTTCAAGTCATGCATGCAGAAAAAAAGATACAGAACAAAGCCAAAAACGACTTTCTGTCTTTTGTAAAGTGTGTATGGCCTGATTTTGTAGAGGGGTCCCACCACAGACACATCGCAGATAAATTTAATAAATTAGCTACGGGTGAAATAAACCGTCTGATTATTAATATGCCACCAAGACATACCAAATCAGAATTTGCATCATTCTTGCTACCAGCATGGATGGTGGGCCGTGAGCCAAAGCTCAAGATCATACAAGCAACACACACGGCAGAACTCGCAATAAGATTCGGTCGTAAAGCAAAGAACTTAATCGACAGAGAAGACTACGGTAAAATTTTTAAAACAACCCTACAAGAAGATTCAAAAGCAGCGGGACGTTGGGAGACATCACAAGGTGGTGAATACTTCGCAGCTGGTGTTGGTGGTGCGATCACAGGACGTGGTGCAGATCTTTTGATCATAGATGACCCGCACTCGGAACAAGATGCAATGTCAGGCAAAGCACTAGAATCAGCATACGAATGGTATACATCAGGTCCTCGTCAGCGTTTACAACCTGGAGGTAAGATAGTCTTAGTTATGACTAGATGGTCTACAAAAGATTTAACAGGTATGTTGGTTAAGAACCAAACAGAAGTAAAAGCTGATCAGTGGCACGTGGTCGAATTTCCAGCGCTCTTGGACCACGGACCAGTATGGCCTGAATATTGGAAACAAGATGAATTAGAAAAGGTAAAAGCAACACTACCCGTTGCTAAATGGAATGCACAATGGATGCAGCAACCAACTAGTGAGGAAGGTGCAATATTAAAACGTGAATGGTGGCGAACTTATGATAGTGAAACTATTCCACAACTACATCATGTTATACAATCTTATGATACAGCTTTTTTGAAAAAAGAATCAGCAGACTATTCAGCTATCACCACATGGGGTATATTCTATCCTAGTGAGGATGAAGGGGCTAATCTCATACTGCTCGATGCCATCAAAGGTAGATACGAGTTCCCTGAACTAAGGAGATTAGCCCTTGAACAATATAAATATTGGCAGCCAGAAACAGTTATAGTTGAGGCAAAAGCATCAGGTCTACCTCTTACATACGAGTTGAGAAAGATGGATATACCGGTCGTGAACTTTTCACCGTCGAAGGGAAATGATAAGCATGCCCGTGTGAATGCTGTTGCACCTTTATTTGAATCTGGTATGATATGGGCACCTGAGCAGAAATTTGCAGAAGAAGTCATTGAAGAATGCGCTGCGTTTCCTTACGGTGATCATGACGACTTGGTTGATAGTACAACTCAAGCGATTATGCGATTCAGACAGGGCGGTCTGATCGGACACCCTGAAGATTATGTCGACGAAAAGGTCGAAAAAATTAAAAGGAATTATTACTAATGGCAATATCTAAATTAAGAGCACTTCAACAATTTGTAATACGAGAGATTTTTAAAGATGCACCCACAGGTGTGATGAGAACTTTACCTAATCAAGAACTCGTTGACATGAATGTTCAAGTTTTAGCACAACGTCTAATGCAAGGCGGTATTGATCCAACTACATTAAAAAACGCTAACCAAGTTGAAAATGCTATCAACATGATAGAGAGTAGACCACCGGTTCAACGAGGAATTACATCTACAAAATCTGCAAAAGTATTTGATATGGAAGGTCAAGAAATACCAAAAGGTTCTAAAATTATGGGTGGTAAAGCAGTTAAAGAAACAGAAGCAGAGATGGCTGCAAGAATGAAAGAGGAAAACAAAGAAGCTATTAAAAGATTTAAACAGAAAATGGAGGAAGATAGAGACCTTTCTATACTTGATCCAGAGGACATGGCACAAGGTGGACGTGCAGGGTTTGATGAAGGTGGCATGACTAGAAGGACTTTCTTAAAAATTTTAGGTGGCCTTGCATCCATACCTATCGTTGGTAAAATTTTAAAACCAGTTAAGATTGGTAAAACAGTTTCTAAAGTTCCAGTAATTAAAACAGCCCCTGTTGAAGGCAAACCAGAATGGTTTGATTCACTAGTTAACAAAGTTATTGCAGAGGGTGATGATGTTACAAAAAGATTTGCAACAGGTGAAAGACAATCTATTCACCAAAAAACTCTTGATGATGGTTCCGTGGTTCGAGTTACAGAAGACACTGACCAAGGCGCTGTAAGAGTTGAATATGAAAGTTCAGAAAACGTATTTGGTGATCCAGTTCAAATGGAATACAAAAGACCGTTACCTGATGAAGCAACACCAGATCCTGCAGCAGAGTTTACCACAGCAGAATCAGGTCCAGTTGGCAGACAATCAGGTCCTGATGATTATGATATAGAAATAGATGAAGTGGGTGGTACAAGTATTAGAGATTTAGATTCTGATGTTTCAAAACTAAAAGAATATGCAACAGGTAAAAAACCTACGATCAAAGAAATGATGCAAAACAAAAGAAGAAAAGATAAGGCTGCAGCTATATCAGAAGATTCACAAGCACAATCAGATGCAGTAATTAGAAGACAAGGTGATTATACTGACGATGATTTTTCACCTGACTTTGCATCAGGTGGTATCGCTAGCATGTTAGGAGAATAATGAACCCGTTTAAATTTGGACAGCTGATGAAGCATTTGGTTCGTGCTAAACAAAAAAAGCCAGATCTTCCAGAAGTATTTCGTGCAAGTGAAGCACAGATACCTGAAAAAACTTTAACTAGAGATATGTTTAGAGAAGCTCAAGAAAGATTTAAAAATGCAAAAGCAGGTGGTGGTATGTTGGTGCAACCAGGTTTTGGTGGCACGAGGCAGGGGTATGCTAAAGATAAAAGAGGCTTTGGTTCTGAAAAAGGAGCTAGATTTAAATCGCCTAGTAAAAATCAACTTACTCAAGCTGAATTAATCACTTTATTAGAAAAAGAACTTGGACCTGAGTATAAATTTAAAAGAGGTTCTCTTTCTGGTGATCCTAAATCATCTGTAAAAGGAGGACAACGAGTAAATTATTTACAAAATATGTTAAAAGATTTATTAGATAGAAAAGCTATTGCCACTAGAGGAGAACAAGTTCGATTTCTTTTTAACAAACCAAACGCACAACAATTAGATTTTATAAAAACTTTTATAGATTCTCCTTTTTTATCCCAACAAACAGTTAGAAATATGGAAATATTGGATAAAAAATTTGGTAAAAAATTATCTAAAGCATCTGGTAAAAAATTTTTTATGAAAGAATTAACAATTGATATGGCTAGAAAAACATTAGAAGACGCGGGTGTAAAAGATGTCACCACATCAAAACTAGCCAGAGCTATGACACGTTTAGCACAACAATACCAAGGTAGACTTTTTAGAAATCAACCAAATATTAAAATAAATAAAAAAGCAGGAAATTTTATTTTTAAATCTTTTAACGAGTTAGATCAATATCACCCATGGAGACAAGGATCTTATGAAGCTGTTTTAGATGATATAGACGCTGCTTTGGGAAAAAAAGTAGGAAAAATTTCTGCGTTTAAAACAAGATTTAAAGAAAAAATGCAAGTTAGATATCCTGATAGAAAATTTAATTTTAACGAAGTTTTTAGTATTTCTACATCTGCTAATAGAGGATCTTATCCTTACGCTTACTTTGTAGATTTAACAGAGGATGCTATGAACAAAGGTGCTTTAAGTTCTTTACAAGGTAAAGCTTCTATTGCTGAAGGTAAAATACAAAACAACATTACTAAATATAGAAGAACAGGAAATATAAAATTTTATAATGAGGCGGTTAGAGTTGCTGATGTTTATAATAATACTACAAGACAAAATTTTTTAGATTCTAAAAAAGTTTTAGATTATGAAAGAAAATATGGAATTAAACCTAATGCATATAAAATAGAAATAGGAAGTCAAAGACAAGTTTCTGATAAGTTAAATTTTGCTAAAAATTTTTATAAAAATTCAGATTTAAATAAATGGAAAAATATGGGAATTGATATAGATGCACATAGTGGTCAGAAAGGTTATGTAAAAGCTTTTGACACTAAAACATTACCAAAAAATATAGTAACTGCTCCAGAACTATTTACAAAAGAAAGTGTCTTAAGAGAAACAAAAATTATAGATGATAAAAAATTAAATGAGTTTTTTAATAAAAATAAAAAACTTATAGCAGCACTAGGTGGTGGAAAATGCGGTCGAGGACTTAAAAATCAAGGTGGTAGAATTGGTTTGCAAGATGGAACACCTAACGTTGATGCGTGTTATAAAAATGCATTAGAAAGAATTAGAAAAGGTGGTGTAGATTTTACCAGAGCAGAGGCTATAAATTTTGACAAGTTAACAAAAGGTCTAAGAGCCGTGGGTGCAAGTAACATAATAAAGTTTGGTGTTCTACCTGAAGTGCTTTTAGAAGGAGCTTTGGTGGCCGATAAGATGGCTAGTGAGGGAGATACTTTTGCACAAGCATTAAGAAATTCTTATCTTGCAGTTCCGTTTCAAGCAATGGGTGTTGCAAAAACTTATGAAGAAGGTGAAAAAGATAGAATACTTGCAGCGGCACCAGAATCACAAAAAGGAAGAATTTTAGATGCTTTTAGTATGCAAGACAAATTAAATAAAAAACTTGAATTAATCGGAGCTAGTGAGGGTTTTAAAAAACAAATAGCTGCAACGGATGCAGTGAGTGATGGACCATTTGGTTATGTTGGAGATACGCAAGATTTACAAAAAAGATTATCTGATGCAAGAGAAAATTTACAAGATTTATCTAGAGGTGATTTAAACAGAGCAGAAAGATTAACAACTTCAAGTCCATTAGATTTAAATATTCAAGATCAATTAACTAGAGATGCATTTAGATCTGCCGTTGAAAAAGCAGATGCAGATAAAGCATCAAGAATATTAGTTTCACCTGGAACTGGTTTTGGTGTTGATGCACAAATACGAAAAAGAATGAAAGACATTCCTATTAACATAGATACTGCAAAAGAAGATTTAAAACAAACAGGAGATATGTTTGGAATAGGTTATACTCCCCTTGGCTTAAATCAACTTTTTCCAGCGCTTGGACTACAGAGTCGAGAATTTGGAGTAGACCCAGTAACCGGTAAATACGATCAAGATAGAGGATTACAAGACTACACAAATTATCTAAGAACATTACGATTTGCAGATACTTTTAGAGATGAAAAAGCAGGAGGTGGTATAGCTAAACTAGCTGGTGTAGATTCAGGACCCCCACCATCATCTGGCCCTAACTCACAAGGGTTGCAAGGTCTAATGAAACGTGTTAGGAATAGATAGGAGTATAAATGGCAGATATAGATAAAGGACTCCCTAATACTAGAACTGAAGTTAAAATTCCATCAGAGGAAGAAGTAGCTAAAGAGATTGGTATTGAGGAAGAGATAGTAGATAAACCACCAGTAGAGGTAATACCTGAAGAAGACGGTGGTGCAACTTTAGACTTTGAACCGGGAGCTATAAATATACCGGGAACAGAATCACACTTTGATAACCTAGCAGATATTTTACCAGATGATGTTTTAGAACCTATTGGTAACGAGATGGTTCAAAACTATATGGATTACAAATCTTCTAGAAAAGATTGGGAGAGAGGATACACAGAGGGGCTTGACTTACTAGGATTTAAATACGAAAACAGAACAGAACCATTTCAAGGAGCTTCAGGTGCAACACACCCAGTTCTTGCAGAGGCAGTCACACAGTTTCAAGCACAGGCTTACAAAGAATTATTACCAGCAGATGGACCAGTTAGAACACAAGTTATCGGTGTAAAAAATCCACAAACAGAACAACAAGCGTCTCGTGTAAAAGATTTCATGAACTATTTAATTATGGATCAAATGCAAGAGTATGAAGCAGAGTTTGATTCTATGTTATTTCATTTACCACTTGCAGGATCTACATTTAAAAAAGTTTACTATGATGTGCCACTTGGAAGAGCAGTATCAAAGTTTGTACCTGCAGATGAATTAATTGTTCCATACACTGCAACTAGTATTGAAGATGCGGAAGCTGTAATACACACAGTTAAAATATCTGAAAACGAATTAAGAAAACAACAAGTATCTGGTTTCTATAGAGACGTAGAACTTGGACCTCCAGGTAATGTTGAAAGAAACGAATTAGAAAAAAAAGAACGTGAATTAGATGGCACAAAAAAATCTGGTAAAAACGAACCAGTTTACACTTTGTTAGAGTGTCATGTAAATTTAGACTTAGAAGGTTTCGAAGAAGTTGGTGCCGATGGTTTACCAACAGGAATAAAATTACCTTACATCGTAACTGTTGAAGAAGGTAGCCGAGTAGTACTCTCCATACGGAGAAACTATGCGCCCAATGATCTAAAGAAAAATAAGATCCAATATTTCGTCCACTTCAAATTTCTGCCAGGACTAGGATTTTATGGCTTTGGACTCATTCATATGATTGGCGGATTGAGCCGTACCGCAACGGCGGCTCTCCGTCAATTATTAGACGCAGGAACATTATCAAACTTACCTGCAGGATTTAAACAACGAGGCGTTAGAGTTAGAGATGAAGCAGCACCAATACAACCAGGTGAGTTCAAAGATGTTGATGCACCAGGTGGTAGTTTACGTGATGCATTCTTTCCATTACCATACAAAGAACCATCTCAAACATTATTAAATTTATTAGGTATAGTTGTGCAAGCAGGTCAAAGGTTCGCGGCTATTGCTGATATGCAAGTGGGTGACGGTAACCAAGCAGCAGCTGTGGGTACAACTATTGCATTATTAGAACGTGGTTCAAGAGTTATGTCTGCAATACACAAAAGATGTTATGCGGCCATGAAAGATGAATTTAAATTATTATCAAAAGTAGTTTCACAATATCTACCACCAGAGTATCCGTACGACGTTGTTGGTGGAGCAAGAAACGTAAAACAATCAGACTTTGATGATAGAATAGATGTAATACCAGTTGCAGATCCAAATATTTTTTCTATGTCACAAAGAATTACACTTGCACAAACACAATTACAAATAGCTACATCAAATCCACAGCTACACAACATGTATCAAATTTATAGAAATATGTATGAAGCAATCGGTGTAAAAAATGTAGATGCAGTATTACCACCACCAGCTCCAAATGCACCAATGGACCCAAGTCAGGAGCATATTATGGCTTTGGCTGGTAAACCTTTTCAAGCTTTCAACGGTCAAGACCATAGAGCACACGTTACAGCTCACTTAAATTTTATGTCAACGAACATTGTTAGAAATAATCCTGCAGTTATGGCAGCGATACAAAAAAATATTTTAGAACACATCAGTTTAATGGCGCAAGAACAAGTTGCACTAGAGTTTAGAGAGCAAATGCAGCAAATGATGATGATGCAACAACAAGCAGCCATGAATCCACAGGTTCAAGCACAGCTACAAGCGCTTACAAATCAGGTTGAAGCTAGAAAAGCAGTGTTGATTGCAGAGATGACAGAGGAATTTATGAAAGAAGAGAAGCAAATTACATCACAATTTGACTCTGATCCGCTGTTAAAACTAAAATCTAGAGAAGTTGACCTACGTGCAATGGAAAATGAACGTAAAAGAGACAACGATGAGGCTCAACAAGACCTTGCAAGAGCAAGATTAATGCAACAAGGAGATATTGCAGACGAAAAAATGGAACAAAACGAAAAATTAGCTAAATTAAGAGCTGGAGTTAGCCTTGCAAAGGCCGGAGCACAGCAAGCAACCATAGTTACGGAGGATAATTAATGCCATTAAACAAAAAAGGTAAAAAAATTATGAAATCTATGAAGAAACAGTATGGAAAGAAGAAGGGTGAAAAGATATTCTATGCATCTAAGAACAAAGGTGTTATAAAAGGGGTAAAAAAAGGAGCATAAATGCAAAAACTTGATAAAATCAAAGAAGTTAAAGTTGCAGAGCAGAGTATTGAAGTAGATCCTAGATCTAAAACTACTGCTGATCAAACTTTCAACTATATTGCTACAGGAAAACCTGAAATGCCAGTTGGCGGTCAGAAAAGAATGCTAGCAGAAAAGAAAAGAAACTCTAAAGCGTACTAATATGTGGTTATCGGCGATAAAATTAGCCGTCTCTGCAGGAAGTAAGATTTACGCTAACAAGCAGAAGACGAAAATGGCTATGTCTGATGCACAATTAATGCATGCAGAACGTATGGCCAAAGGCGAAGAAGCTTACCAAGGTAAACTTTTAGAAGCTAGACAATCAGACTGGAAAGACGAGGCAGTTTTGATAATTCTTAGTTTGCCCGTGTTGGTGCTCGCATATGCAGTTATATCGGACGATCCAACAGCAATGGACAAAGTAAAATTGTTTTTCGAGATGTTCTCGCAGCTCCCGTCATGGTTCACAAACCTCTGGATCCTTGTGGTTGCGTCGATTTATGGTATAAAGGGTACACAAATTTTTAGAAACGGAGGAAAAAAATGAAAAGATTTCTAGGATACATCACTAATAAACTTGTGCAAGCAACACCAAGGAGCAAAAAAGTTTCTCCGGATATTAAATCTGTTAAGCCAACAAAATTACCAGTTAGTAAAAGTATTGAAAAAGCTAAATCCGACGAGTTTAGAAAAAGATATACTGCTTTAGATAAAGCAGAAGGCAAACTTAAAACTGGTAAACAGATGATGAGAGAAGGTCAAAAAGAGAGAAAAAAATTAATGGATACAGGAAGAGCAGTTCAGTTTAAATATACTAAAAGTGTTCACGCTGTAAAACCTGGCGATAAAGATAGATTTAAAGGTCTGACAACAGAGAAAAAATCTAAAAAATTTAAAAAAGGAAAAGAGTTAAGAGAAAATAGAATGGGTGGTGGAATGATGGGCCGTAGATTTGGAATGAGATCAGGAACTCCATTTAAAAAAGAAACAAACGTTGATAAAATTAAAAAAACATTTGCCCCTAAAAAAAATTTAAAAAAAATACCAGAGGGTAAAAAAGGTGAAGGCCTAAGAAAATTAAAAGCTGCACGACCAGATGTAACTAGAAAAATGGGCTTTCTAAAACGTGGTGGTAGAGCATAATGGCTGGTAAAGGTTTATACGCAAATATACACGCTAAAAGAAAACGTGGCGGTAAGATGCGTAAGAAAGGTGCTAAAGGTGCACCAACAGCAGCTAACTTTGCAAGAGCAAAACAAACAGCGAGGAAAAGATAATGACAAAACTTTGTCCTAGAGGAAAAGCAGCAGCAAAAAGAAAATTTAAGGTATATCCCAGTGCATACGCGAACGCATACGCTTCTAAAATTTGTGCAGGTAAAATTAAAGATCCATCTGGTGTAAAGAGAAAAGATTTTAGAGGCAGCAAAGCAGGTGGTGGATTAATGGAAGCAACTGCAAGATTAAAAAGACAAGGTCTAAGAGGCGGTGGAATCTGTAAAAAAGGAATGAATAGACAGGCTGTCGGAAAGAATTCCTAATGGCTAAAAACGGTTTAGATAAATGGTTTGCCCAGAAGTGGGTAGACATAGGAAGTAAAAAGAAGGACGGATCTTTCTCCAAGTGTGGAAGATCAAAACAGAAAGCAGATGCAAAACGTAAGTATCCAAAATGTGTCCCACTTGCTAAAGCAAGACGTATGACAGAAGGACAAAGACGTTCAGCTGTTAAAAGAAAAAGAGCAGTTGCACAAGGTGTTGGTGGTAAACCAACAAATGTTAAAACATTTGCAAAAAGAAAACAAGCTATGATGGGTGGATTCATGGCAAGAAGAATGGGAATGAGATAATGAGAAGACAGGATAAAATGCCTGCAAGAAATAAAAAGAATTTTAGACCTACTGAAAAAGGGGCTGGAATGACAAGAGCCGGTGTTGCTGCATATAGAAGAGCAAATCCTGGTTCTAAATTAAAAACAGCGGTCACTGGCAAAGTCAAACCAGGATCAAAAGCTGCTAAACGACGTAAATCATTCTGTGCAAGAAGCGCAGGACAAATGAAAAAGTTTCCAAAAGCAGCACGAGATCCTAATTCTAGACTACGCCAGGCTAGAAGAAGATGGAAATGCTAAAAGCAAAAACTAAAAAATTTAACGGTAGATCATACAAAATATCCCCACTAAAGGAAGGACCCTACAAAAAAGGTCTTGTAAAGAATTTAATGAAAGCTAGACGTGAAGTCAAAGTTGCATTAGATAAGAAAGATAAAACACTTGAACGTAAAGCACGTAATAAAGTGCATAAATTTAAAAAAAAGTTAGGAGAAAGATAATGAGAAAAAATAAAGATCCCAAAGTAGGAACAGGTAAAAAACCACCTGGAACAGGTAGAAGATTGTATACAGATGAAAATCCAAGAGATACGGTCAAAATAAAATTTGCAACACCTGCAGACGCAAGAGCAACTGTTGCAAAAGTTAAAAAGGTTAAAAAACCTTTTGCAAGAAAAATACAAATATTAACTGTAATGGAGCAAAGAGCTAAAGTAATGGGTAAAAGCCAAGTTGCGTCCATTGCAAAGAAAGGAAAAGATGCAATTAGAAAACGTCATAACAAAACTTCTTAGATTTATAAACGCTAGAACAGAGGCATTATCTGTGACAGTTACATCAGGAGGTGTTGACACTATGGAAAAATATCAGTATATAATAGGACAAATAAATGCCTTAGAGGCAACAAGACAGGAACTCTCTAACCT